GAGATCCTTCAAGATCCTACAACTAATCCACAAATGCGTCGTCACATTGAAGGCGAACTGCATGATCTGGAAGAATACGCAGAACATCATAAAAAAGAAATTGAAGCAGGAGATCATCACGATCCGTCTTACTTAGAATTATTCTGTGACCAAAACCCATCCGAACCAGAATGTCTGGTATATGACGACTAATGGCAGAAGGAGCAGCACTATTTGATCCTGGTTTTTTAGGCACACAATTTATTTGGTGGCTCGGTCAAGTTGCCGACGATTCCGAATGGAGAGAAAATACTCTGCCTGGAAAATTTGAGGATCCATATAGTATTCCTGGATGGGGTAGGAGATATAAAGTTCGCATCATGGGTATCCATGATAAAGAAGAAGAGTCTATCCCATCGGATCAATTACCTTGGGCAAGTGTCATGTATCCCATCACTGCTGGTGGTGGGCAAACAGGGGCAAGCCAGACCCCCATGATCCGTCAGGGTAATTTTGTCTTTGGATTTTTCATGGATGGACAGGACCAACAGGTCCCCGTTATCATGGGAATCATGGGACATAACGCCCAGACTCCAATGTCAGCAAAGATTGGCAATACAGAATCTAACTTTGCTCCTACTAGCGGATATGCTGAGGGAAAAGTACCAGCAGGAACTGCTAGACCAATAGCCCCAGACGACGGTTTAGTTACAAAGAAACCGACTAATAGCACTACTGCAAGTACACTTGCGCCACCACCACCTGGAGTTAAGACTAATAAATTTGGATTAAGACCAGACGTTCCTCTCTCACAAGTTCCTGGTGGATTAGAAGTTGCAAATAATGCCAGAGAAGCAGCGAGAAATGAAGGTCTATCAGTCCAGGAAGTAGAAGATGCCGCAATGCAAGCGGTAGCAGATCATGTTAAAAAATTAAGAAAGTTACAAGAATCTCCATCAACACCAAGTCAAGGTAATCCAACGAAAGAGAATCCTGATGCCATGCATCAACTCTCTGCTGCTGATGTTAAGCGTGAAAGTAAGATAAGAGAATGTAACGTTGTAATGAAACCCGATCCAGCTCAATTTGTTCAGTCAGCGATATCATCAATTCAAACAATTATTAATAAGTTAACTGAAAGATTAAATTCATATCTCGCAGCTATATCAAGTTACATTGACGCAGTATCAAATCCCATTCAAGATGTCAAAAAATTAATCTCTGATGCATCATGTGAAATAGCAAAGTATATGAAGATAGTCTTTGACAAGATCATGGAATATGTTTTGAAGCAAATGAATAAGGCAATGACTGCTGCTGTTGCGGCGGTGCCAACTCATATGAGATCTATGTTTGCGGATGTAAAAGAATTATCTAATGAATTAATTTTATGTTTATATGGTAAATTGACTGAAAATGTTTGTGGTCAAATTGAAGGTGTTTTAACTGACGCTTTAGATATGGATAATGCTGAAAGAAAGGCGAGAGAAAATGTTGAAAATGTAGACGCCGACGACATAAAGAGAAATCCAAGAGTGCCAACATGTTTTGCAGAGGATGTGATTTCAGATATCATATATTCAAATCAGACAGAAATAGATGAGGCTAATAATAATCTTTTAAACAATATAAATGAATTCGTAAAGGATTTGCAAAGTGAACTTGCTGGAGTAAGTGGATCTATATCTGATGTTTTGAGTCAAGTTTCAGACGCTGTTGGAAGTATTAGTGCTGCTTTGTCTTTTACAAATATCAGTCTTAATGTCTTTGGTTGTGAGTTAACACCTAACGTAGCAGTATCTGATAAGTACTGCATGGCAAATGGTGGATCCTCTCAACCAGATGCTAATTTCCCAAGTATTAAATCTATTGAGAAAGGAGTATCAGATAAGATTGATGAAGTTCTTCCAGCACCATCAGAGACACCGTTCGCCCCACCTCCAGCAGGAACTGCTGCTATCAACATAGAGCTCTATTAAGCTTACTTTTGACGGGTAACTAAATATCTTTACGACAAATAACAGGTATATAATAGATCAGCATGTCGTTTAACCTCTTCGGACCAGCAAATAAATGTGATATTAGGGTTGGATATATTTCAACTACAAGAGGTTACGTTGATGGTCTCAATAGATATGAAGCCAATCAGTATGCGAAGTTAAATCCAGGGACTCAATTTATCCTCAGGAGAAGGGATAAAATACAGTTCATGAATATTAATGAGGTCAATAAACTGACACCAGATGATCTCATTCCTGACAATTCTGCTTTTGGTAAAAAAGGATGCTCCGGTGTTACTGGACTTGATATCTATGATCAAGATGGTAGTATAAGGTCAGATGCTTTTGACGATAGTAAACCACATGTTAATTTCTCTGGTGGTAATGGAATAGGAGCAAAAGCTAATCCAATATTTGGCGATGATGGTGGTCTAATTGCAGTAGATTTGATAGATGGTGGATGGGGATACGTGTACCCTCCAATAACAGAGGTTGTGGATGAGTATGGTATCGGTGCAGGAGCAGTTGTTCGATCCATCATGATTGGAGATCCTGCATATTCTAGATGTGCTTTTGTTGAAACCGTACAGACTTTTGAGGACGAAGAGGATTTTGAAGAATATGATTTATCAACTTGTGGTCCATCAGAAGTAGTTACTTTTGGGAAAAAATTTGATGTTAATGGAAATGAGGTTGGAGTATGGAATCCAAGAACCTATGCAACTCTTAAAGGAAACCCAGTAGAAATTGAACAACAAAGATATCAAGATTTCTTAGAGTCTTTAAGAGGTGGAACGAGAGTAAACCTTCAGGACAATACAGTTCGTAATTGGTGGACGACACGGAGAGAAAAACCATTACAAGTCACTGCTCTCAATAAAAAATCAAGAACTATTCACAAGGTTGAACATCCAGCTTGGAGTGACTTTATGAATAGGTATGCTGTTTCTCCAGTTCCACCGTCAAACGTTCCTGGTAGTGACTTTGCTGGGATAGAACACTCTTTAGAATGGGAAGAAAATTTTCCATATGATGGTGACTATAATTTTAGATATGCTGCAGATAATGTCGCTGACATTTACTTAGATAATATTCTTATTGGTAGAACAAAAAGGTTTAAGGATTCTCCAGATAAATTAAAAAGATTTGTCAGTGAGGGAGTACATAGAATTAGAGTTGACCTAGAAAATATTCCCATTTTCAAAACGTTAACTAAACAGAGAAAAGAAAAAGAATATATTCAAACTGAATTTGAAGTTTACGGACAAGGGACTCAAAAACATAGAGCAATTAAGTTCGCTTTCACATCCGAGGGTGGAGAACACTCTTTCGTTTTAGACAATGTTCAAAAAAACAGAAAATCTTATAAGAAAAATATAAAAGTTCTTAGAAACACTAACTATAAAGTTGTTGCAGTTGCGGACTCCGCTAAGACGGAACCTCAAATTGGAGAAAGAGTATATAAAATTGAATATAGTAATAAGGCTTCATCAACATCTGGAAAGAGAGTTGTTAATAAGGGTAAAAAGATAGAGTTTGATGATGATGCCACTAATGGATTTGATATTAATGCAAGTTTTAAAATTGTTTCTAGTTCTCCCGGACTTGTAGCAAAGTTTTCTGACGATGGGTCAAGTTTAGTTGTAAAAGGTAAGAGTTCGGGAGATGTTACTCTTAAATTTGAATGGAATGATAATCCTAGAACTTCTGGTCTCTCTGTAGGATCTATTACAATTGGAGATAAAACTTGGTCTCAAAGTGGAGAGAAAGGTGACATATCAAAAACCATAAACATTAATAAGATCTCAAATACTAAATCAAACTCTGGGATTGTAGAGCAAGGTACGATGCAATCCTTTGGTGTTAGTGACAAGGAAAGAGGTAATAAACCAAGTAAGATCATTTTTGCAGACTATGTTGGATCTGCGAATGATAATGATGATATGCAAGTCAGAGTTGATAGAGGAACTTTCACTGCTACAAACAAGAAAAGAATTACTGGAGTCGGACCACAAGGAAAGCAAACCAGAGGTACATTTGATTTAACTTTTAGAGTGGATGCAAAACCAGGTTCGGGAGGATCAAGTTCTTCTAACTCTGGATTTGAAACGGATGAAATTTTTAATACTAAAGAATTCATTAATAGTGCAGACAGAAAACTTTGGAGAATGAATCCAGAAGCAGGTAGAGATGGAGATTTCTTATCTCGTTTCGGCGTGCTTCCGTTTAACCCAGACACTAAAAAGGCAACAACTGATGATTTTGATGGAACTCATGTTATTAGATGGGAGTATGTAGACTTCCCCATCACGGGAAACTATAATTTTGAAATTATGGCTGATGATTCAGCAGAGATTTATATTGGTAATCGTTCTGGTGGTGGCCAAAAATCAATTGGTAATGGACTTCGTGATATTAATAACGGTGGTGATGAGACGATTATCAGAAAGCAAGGATTTAGTGCTCCTGGTAAGAGCACTGGTAAAAGTTTTGAAACTAGATTTTTTGAAGCAGGAAAATATAGAATTCGAGTAGAACTCAAGCAAGTTAGAGGTAAACCTCTTGCTGAGGGTAACCCTATGGCATTTGCTATGAGGATAAAAACCACATTCAAAGAAAAGAAAGTTGTATCTGCAAAATCCTGGAACCAAAATCCAATGGGTGTTGCAATATCAATTGATTCTCCACTACCACCAGCTCCACAAGAACCAAAACCTCAACAAGAGGGAAGATGCCCCAATAATCCATTTTGGACAACTAGATTTCCTGGATCTCAAGATAGATGGTTCCCTGTGACTCATCCTGCTTGGAGTGCATTTACTAATAGATATGCAATGTCACCTGTACTGCCATTAAGTACACCAGACTCTGATAATGGTGGACAAATCTTTAGAACTTCTTGGGTTGTAGAAGCACCATACGATGGTTTCTATGGAATGAAGGGAACAGTTGATAATGGTGGAAGAATTCTTGTTGATGATAGAGTAATTTTGGAGGGTGGAACTAGTTTTAATGGAAAAACTCTAAAAGGATTTAAGACAGATTTCCCTGATATTGTCAAGTTTCCACTGCAGGAAGGGAAACATACGATTACGGTTGAAGTTATTAATCAAGAGACTGAAAAATTTAAGACAGTCAAGAAAAAGATTTTTGATACTAAAGATTGGTTAACAAAACCAAAAGCAGCAACATCTGGAAAAAGTCATAAGATTACTTATATTGGATTAAATCGACAGGGTGGTGATAATACTTATCCCATAAGAACTGAAGGTGCATCCTCCACAGCAGGGAGAAGAGTTAAAGACAATGGTAGGACAATTGAATTTGATGATGATGCTAGCAACGGATTTGATGTAAATGCTTCGTTAAAAATTCAATCAACATCATCAGGAGTAACTGCAAAATTCAATGGTGATGGCAGTGAAATGATTGTTAAAGGAAGTGGAGATATTTCCTTGAAATTTGAGTGGAATGATAACCCCAAAACTTCTGGTCTTTCTGTTGGAACTTTAAAAGTTGGTAGAGGTGAGAATGTTAGTTTTACTGCCGCACAAACCGGAGAAAAAGGAAGTAAGAGTAAAACTATTAAAGTAGGTGGTGGTGGTGGATCCAATCCGATAAGAGTATCATCGAACGGAAAGAAAATTACTATTGATGATAATCCTGCAAATGGATTTGATGTCAACACTACTTTTGAGATTGTTTCTGGAAAGGCTAAGTTTTCTCAAGATGGTCAGAGTATCGAGGGTGATGGTAAAGTTGACATTAAGTTGTCGTGGGATGATGATCCTGGTAACTCTGGTGTGGCAGTAGAGAAGATTAAAATTAAAGGTGTGACTTGGACTCAATCTGGCAGAAGAGGTAAACAAAAACAAAGTGTAGAACTTAAGGGAGGATCTCCAGCATCAGGACTATCTGGTGGAACAAAAGGTGGCGTAACTTATGCTGGACCAACCGAATTGGCAAGTTATAGAAAGGGATTCCTGTCACCACTTTTCCAAGAAATAAACGAACCAACAGAGGAAATTCAGGGTAAGACTTGGGTTATGCGTTGGGAGAATGTGGATTTTCCTGTTGATGGTAGATATAAGATCCGAACAGAATGTGATGACGTTGCCCGCATTTTTATTGATGGTGTAAGGGTACAAACAGCTAGACTTGGCGTTCGTGATATAAAAGCAGATCCAGTTCGCTACGAATCATTTAATGCTACAAAAGGAAAGAAGACTGTTGAGATACGACTTCGCAATATTCGTATTCCAAACACGAGTTTCCAAGAAAATCCAACAGTTGTTAAAATGGATATAACAACTGACATCAACGTATCTACTGGGAGAAGTAAACCTTGGACAACAAATCCTGTCGGTATCTCAGCTGTTATAATTCCTCCTCCATGTCCATTAAAAGTTGTTGGAAAGGGTAGAGTTTGTCAAGTTATTGTTGATGACCCTGGAAATGGATATCCGAAACCACCCGATAGTGGAACAGGGGACTCTACTTATCCAGTCACTCTTGAATTGGAGGGAGTAGATGTTGTAAACACTGGTATTAACTATAATTGTGGAGTTGATCAACTTGTGATTGAACCAAGTAATGGTGTGAAACTTACATATGAATGCGACACTTTTGGTAGAATTACTAATGTCAATGTAGAACCAGAAACACCAGGAACTCCGGTTGGACGTGGGTTTACAAGACAACCACAAATTAGAATGATCACTGATACTGGAATTAATTTCCAGGCAGTTCCAAGATTTAGAGTTGTTAGAGACCCAGTTGATCCTGATATCTTACCAGAACAAATCTTACAGGTAACTGATTTGGTTGGATTGAAACAGACTGGATACATAGATGGAAGACCATACTATGGACAAGTCTTCTACAAAGAAGGAGTTCGTTATGCAGGTGTATACGAAACACCTGGACAACTCATACAGGTATATGATACACTACAAGAGAGTATTGATGGTGAGGTTACCACAAGACCTTCTGCAATCCTCAGGCAGGGTACTGACATTTCTAGTAATGATCCAAGACTTAACATTCCTGGAACCACCGATAGTTTGTCTTAAATAGTATTATTAAATAGGAACCGTAAATGGGATCACCCACTTCAAATAATAAGGTAAATGATAGATTAAACCGTAACGTTGACGCCAATAATGATGGCGTCATTACAGAGCAGGAAGCCAGAGCCTTTAATAATCAGGCAAACCCAACAGATACTGCTAAAAATAATTACACAGGTGTTCGTTATGGAAACGACCACGGATCTTGTTCCTTTGGACATATTCATAAACCAGGTGATGTAACTGCTGGAATTTTACTTCAAGCAAAGGATGGAAGACATAGTTTCTTTATGGATAATGATGGTCAACGGAAAGGTTGGACATCAGCCGTAGCACCTGGTAACTATCAGGTAACATGTGGTGAGGATAATGAAGAAGCACAAGACTCTATGTTTTTTCATGCTAGTAATGGTAACATTGTTGTTCTTGCGACGAATGGAAAATTAAGATTGCAAGCAACTGATATTGAGTTGGTTGCTGTTGGTGAGGGTGGGTCAAAAGGTAACATTAAAATGGTTGCCACTGAAAATATTAGTCTCGACAGTAAAAAACTGTTAGTAACCACAAAAAACTTATATAAAATAGTATCAACCGGATCTGCAGAACTAGTTGCAAACTCACAGATGAAAATATATTCATCTGTCATTCGCGGAGTCAGTGACGGTTGTGCAATTAAAGATTCAAAAAATAACTTACAAAAAATTCAGAGAGAAAATCAGGGGTAAAAATGTCATTTAACTTAGACGATGCCGTCATTGGTGGGCAATTAAAAGTAGGAAGTGGTATTGCTCCTGCTTGTGGCGAAGGTCCATTGAAATATAATGGATCTGCAATGGTAGAAGGCCCCGTTGTTATTGGAAACCCCACAACATTTCCATATCCATATGGAGCACTTAATGTTGCACCGTTGACAAATAGTGATGCACCTACACCGATTGTTCCTGGTGCAATGTGCTATGGAATTAACAATCCATACTCATTCTCTGTGTCTGGACCATCTGCATTGATGGGCAACACTGATGTTGCTGGTAATGTAACAGCAATGATTAATGTTCAAGCACAAGGAAACGTAATTTCTAATTGTGGACGGCACATCCTTGCACTGAAGAAAGACCTTCCCTTTGATATGCCACACCCTAATAAAGAGGGGTGGAGACTTCGCCATGTTTGTATCGAAGGTCCAGAGATTGCTGTCTACTGTAGAGGAAAAGTTCCTCCAGATGGAATTATTAATCTTCCAACTTTCTGGGATGGACTTGTAAATCCCGACGATATGTCAATCAGTCTGACTCCAATTGGCTGTTGGCAAGAGTTATTTGTAAAAGAAACTCGCTGGGGTAAGCAAGTTGTTGTCGCAAATAATGCTGGTGGTCCCATTAATGCAGACTATTATATTGTTGCACGTAGACTTGATGATGATCTTGTAGTAGAATATGAAGGTGAATCTCATGAAGATTATCCTGGTGGTAACGAAGGATATTCATTCAACTTTGAGCATAACTATGTTGAGGGACTAATTCGAGACATGGTTAGTGAAACCGTTAAGAACATTGAGGAGAAAGAGTAATGGCAGGAGAATTTGCACCAAGCAGTAGACCAGATGGTCCTGATTGTACTGACCGTGCTGCATATGGAGCAGCATCAGCATTAGATCAATATATTACAAAGCAGTATTTGCTTGCAGAGGAAGACTATCCAAAGGATGCCTGCCCAAATCGGTATTATTCGAGAGCAAAAATTGATGACTTTGAAATCACCAATAACTTAACCATGGGTGGGAATATTGCCGGTGGTGTCAATATTTCTTGCTCTGGCACTGTTTCTGGTGGCACCGGATCATTTGGTATAAAACCATTTAACATTCCACACCCATCTCCAGATAAAGAGGGAATGAGACTGGTTCATGCATGTCTTGAGGGACCAGAGAATGGTGTTTATTTTCGTGGTAGAGTAACGAATAAGAAAGAAATTTTTCTTCCACCATATTGGAAATACTTGGTTGATTGGACTACCATCACAGTCAGTCTTACTCCTGTTGGATCTCATCAAGACGTTATTGTTAAGCGTTGGGATGAGGACAAAATTTATTTACAATCAAATGGTGGTATGCCAATCGATTGCTTCTATCATGTTTATGGTACAAGGAAGGACGTTGCACCATTGCCCGTTGAGATGGAGAAGGATGAACCCTGGCCATACTCTTGACAAGGCGTCCTGACTGTCGTATAATAAGCAGGTAATCAAACGAACCCCATGCAAGACGAGTACCTGACCCGATGCGTTGTTGATCCCGTTGCCCGCAAGTTCTTCTTGTATTCCAACGAGGGTGAAGAGCGTGTCGTAGATTGTGAAACCGTGGATCAGTTCATGGCAGTTCTTGAACTAGTCCGTGACCGTTGTGATGAGGACACACTTGCGTATGCTAACCCTCTCTAACCAAAATTAGCTTTTAATTCCAAAAAAGGTCGAAAAAAAATTCCGGCAAAAAATCACCCCATTACCTTTTTTCATGCTAATTCACCCACAGTCACTATACAAAGAAATCTTGGAATGTTACGAATATGAGACCAGAAACCCGACAATCTATGGAAATGCTGTTCGCGGCAAAATGGAATTTACCCAAAGCAGCGAGAAACTGCAATCTGACAGACAAGGAGATGAAGATCACGTTTAACGAATATTGCCGTCTTAATCCTCCTACTTGGGAAGGGGAGTGATTTTTTCGGGAGCGTGGCGGAATCGGTAGACGCACCAGACTTAAAATCTGTTGAACATTAAGTTCGTGGGGGTTCAAGTCCCC